TGGTAATGGTGGAAGTTTCGGTAAAGATTCTTTATCTCCAGCAGGTAACAAATTAGGTTCTACACAAGCTACTGCAGGTGGTTTGTATGGTGCAGGTAGATTTGGATATACAATCAATAACGCAACTACAGCAGTAGTAGCTACTATGGCTTCAGCTTCTTTAGGTGATATGAATTATGATTTATCTAACGCTACAGTTTCTGCATCTTATGCAGCAAACACTTTGAAGAAATTCACAGTTAACTTACCTTCTGATGCAGATTGGAACGGATTTAGAGCTTTCGAACCAACTTCATTGACTGGTTCTGTAACTTTCTATCCTCAATTATCTACTATCAATAGTGGTACAGCATCTTTCGTTGCAACTGCAACTGGTATGACTAACGATAACTCAGTAGAGTGTTCTTTAGCTTACCACGTACAACCAACTGATATCTCAAGAGGTGACTTCGAAGATAGAGGTTCTAACTTAGCAATCCCAGAAATCGAATTAGAATTGAAATCTGAGCCTATCGTTGCTAAGACAAGAAAATTAAAAGCAATTTGGACTCCTGAATTAGCTCAAGATTTAAACGCTTACCATAGTGTAGACGCTGAAGCTGAGTTAACTCAAATGTTGTCTGAATACATCTCTTTAGAAATCGACTTAGAAATCTTAGAAATGTTACAACAAAACGCATTCACAACTGAATACTGGTCTGCAAAGGTTGGTTACGATTGGAATGGTGCTGGATTCTCAATTGATTCTAACGCGGCTGCAGCTTCTGCATACCAAAAGAATACTTGGTTCCAAACTTTGGGTATCAAATTACAAAAAGTATCTAACAAGATTCATCAGTTAACAATGAGAGGTGGTGCTAACTTTATAGTAGTATCTCCAAACGTTGCAACTATTTTAGAATCTATGAACGGATTCTCTGCTAACCCAGGTAAGGACGCAACAACTTTCTCTGCTGGTGTAACTAACATCGGTTCTATCTCTAACAGATATGACGTTTACAAAAACCCATACATGACTGAGAACGTATTATTAATGGGCTTCAAAGGTTCTAACTTCTTCGAAACAGGAGCAGTTTACGCACCATATGTACCATTGATTATGACTCCATTAGTGTATGACCCAACTAACTTCACTCCAAGAAGAGGTGTGATGACTAGATACGCTAAGAAATTAGTAAGACCAGAATTCTACGGTAAAGTAGTAATTGACGGTTTAGAAACTCTTTAATCTTAACGGATTAGATTGATAAAAAGAAAGAGGGGACAGAAATGTCTCCTCTTTTTTTATGGTTATATGAAAAATTTTATATTTATATTCGTAAAGTATTAAAAAAATAAATAAATTAAATAAAATGGCATACCCAGAACCACAATACACAATATCCGAAACCGCAAAGGATTTACCAACATATACAGCGGAAAGTACAGACAAAATTTTAGCTAGACAATCGGATGGTAAATTGGGATATATATTAGTGTCCGATTTACAAGTAACATTGGATGGGGATGGCCTGGCAACCGATGCCTCTGTTACCTCATTGAGTGGTAGTGTTAGCAGTAGTATTACCTCATTGAGTGGTAGTATTGCAACCAAAATGGCAAATACTTCATTTGGATATATTACTGGTAGTTTTGCAAATGATGGAGCTGCAGCATCAGCTGGTGTTGCAATTGGTGGATTGTATCATACTACCGGTACAGTTAAAGTTAGATTAACATAGTTTTCAATTTTATTAAAAATATTAAAAAGGGGACAGTAGAAATACTTTCCCTTTTTTTATTTATATAATTCATATTTATAGTAGTAAAACTATAACTTTTTATATATGTCTGTAAACACTTATTGGTCAGGTGCAACATCTGGTTCATTTATATCCGGCTCATCTACTCCATTTGGTATATATGATTCCGATAGTGGATTTAGAAACGATGCACCTAAGACCGCTACATGGGTAGCAAAACGATTAGGATATCCAATTGTTAATATTGAATTAGATAATGAACAAATATTTACTTGTTTTGAAGAATCTACTTCGGAATATTCTGCACAAGTAAATCAATTTAACCTTAGAAATAATTTAGATATTTTAAGAGGCCAAAAGAAAGAATCATCTGGTGGTAGAGCAAACTATTCACAAACTCTTGTAGATGGTTCATTTTTACCAACCACAGTCCGAATGTCTCAACAATATGGAACATTAGCAGGTGTCGGTGGTGCAACTCCAATTAAAAAAGCATATATTGAATTAACACCTGGAAAACAAAGATATGATATAATGAGTTCATCGATAGATGCGGAATCATCGGCATCATTTTCTACAATGTTTACGGGTAGTTCTACGGTAGATGTAACAAGAGTGTTTTATGAAGCAACCCCTGCAATTGCTCGTTTCTTTGACCCATATTCAGTAGGTGCACAAGGTACACTAAATTTAATGTCAGAATTAGGATTTGGAAACTTTTCTCCTGCAGCACAATTCTTAATGATGCCTTTATATGAAGATGTATTAAGAATGCAACAAATTGAATTTAACGACCACATTCGTAAATCTGCACATACTTTTAATATAGTAGATAATAAATTGGAAATATTTCCAATACCAACTGATACATTAACAAGAATTTATTTTGAATACATAAGTAGAGATGAATTTGAACATGATTCTCAAACTATTCAATCAGATTCTCTTTCTGATTATTCTGACATTCCATATAATTTCATTCAGTATTCAAATATAAATGATGTAGGTAAACAATGGATTAGAAAATATACATTGGCACTTTCAAAAGAATTATTAGGTGCAATCAGAGAAAAATATTCAACAATTCCAATTCCAGATAGTGAGGTAAGTTTGGATGGCGCGGCATTAAGAGCGGAAGCACAAGTTGAAAAGGATGAATTAGTAAAACAATTGAGAGAAAACTTAGAGGAGATGAGTAGAAAGAATGTGATGGAAAATAAAACACATGAATCAAATCATCATCAAGAAATGTTAAGAAAAGTTCCTTTAAAATTATATGTAGGATAATATGCCAAAATTTTTACAAGCTAGAGACATTGATTTATTTAAAAGTATAGCTAGAGAACTAGTAGATACTGTTGTACAAAATACAATTGTTTTATACAAAATTAATATGACTGAAACAAAAGTAAATATCTATGGTGAATCTTTAAATAAAACTTGGAACCCAGGAGTTCAGTTATATGCATTATATTCAAAAAGTCCTGAAGATGTTGTATATGAAGGATTTGGTCCTGAAATGCAACAAAATATAACATTTAAATTAGATAGAGCAATGTGTGAGGAAAAAAATCTATATCCAGAAGTAGGTGATATAATATTTTTTGACACATCTTATTATGAAATTGATAATACAAATGAAATTCAAATGATAGGAGGCCAACCTGATAATAATTGGAGTATTGTTTGTGAAACATTTATGGTATCTAAATCTATATTAAACATTGAAGAAAGAATAAAATAATATGTCTACAAATCCACTTAAACCTGATTTAAACAGAGCAAAACAAATCAAATCAACAAAAGGAGACTTAAAACAAAGTATAACTCTCTTTGATATTGACTATGCGATGATGACATATTTGGAAGATACTGTTTTACCACAATTAGAAGAAAATGACCAATCATTAAAAATACCAGTTATATATGGTAATTCGGAAAGATGGGTGGGTGCAAGAAGACAAGGTGTTTATAGAGATAATAAAGGTAAAATTCAATTACCATTGTTTATGATTAGAAGAACATCTATTACAAAGGATGAAAGTATGCCTATGTTAAATAGACATGTGTCATACCCAGCTATTACAAAGTATTCAAAAGATAATAGATATGATAGATTTTCTGCATTGGGTAGTACTGTAAAACCAAAACAAGAAATTTATAGAATTACAATGCCTGACTACGTTGAAGTAAACTATGAGTGTATGTGTTGGACATCTTTCACCGAACAATTAAATTTAGTAATTGAAGCATTAAATTTTGCTTCATCGTATTGGGGAGATAAAGACCGTTTTAAATTTAGAACATCTGTTTCGGATTATAATGTAGTCAATGAAGTCGGTGAAGGTACTGAAAGAATTAATAGAGTTGAATTTAGTTTAAATGTTAAAGCGTATTTACTACCAGAAAAATTTGACGGAGAAAACACTATTAAAAAATCTATGTCAATTAAAAGAGTAGTAGTTGCAACCGAAACGGATGTAACTGCAAATGGCAGATTAGAAGGTATGTTAACAACCCCATCACCATATTATGACAACAAAGATTTAATTGACTTTTTATCTTTAAATAATAGTATGACGGGTTCAATAACAACACCAAACTCCGCATCCTTCAATGATATAAAATTAATACAAGCACCTCCACAATTGGCATCGGTAGTTACGGCCGGATTAACTTATAATGGAAATCAATATGATGTTAAAACATATATAAATGGTGTTAGATATTATTGGAATGACCACATCACCGGGTCCGTAAGTGATACATCATTATCATTACAATTCTTAACAGGTTCTTTAGGATTTAGTGTAACCAGTACCGATGAAGTTACTATTATAGGTAAATTTATTGATATTGTATAATGAAAAGAAGTTTATTAGATATAACACAAAAAATCAGTAGAAACACTGATAAAGCAGTTTTAAGTCCAAAAGATTTAACAAATTCTACTTATTGGATTTTTGAAGCTACGGGTTGGAGATTTGTAGATATATTAAGAGAAATCCAATATAGAACTACACAAGATAGATTACAAGTTTATATTAACACACAGGCAATAAGTGCAAGAGATTATATAGTTGAAGAAGGTGGAAGTGGTTTATTGATTAAATTTATAAAATCTAATTTTGAATTTAATTTGGATGATGATGATTATATTGAAGTAAAAGGAGATATAGAACAATATGCTTAAACAATTTAATTCAAATACGAGAAAACTTAATAGAGTTGTTCCAAAGGTTAATATTAATAATCTTACTAACAATGATTTGACCGGAAGTTTACAAAATATTGAAATTCCAACCAATACAAAATTTCAATCAAAAACTCGTTCTAATCCAAACCCAATTAAATTAGTAAATAACAAAACAAAAATATCGGATTTTTATCAAGAGATATTGGAAAATAGTGCAAGATATGTCCAAAGAAATGTTGATGAATTTGACAATAATGCAAATACATTAACGATATATAGTGTCAGTTTAGATTACGGAACGGAAGGAGCATCACCTAATAATTTTGAAGTTTTGGTTTATGGTTTACATATTCCAGGAAATTATAAAATTGAAGAAGTTGGAAATAATGTAGTAATAACTTTAAATGAACAATACATAGATTACGATAATGTGACTATTAATGATATTTATGTTATGGGTAAGTTAAAAGATATACCAATAGGAACAGAATTAGACATAGTTTTATCAACTGAAAATGACGAAGAAATAATATTATAAAAATGGCACTAAGACAAACTAAAAAAATATCAGAGCTACCTGCATTAAGTCCGGCATCATTAGATACGACTTTTGTAGTTGGTATATCAGGTAGCACAACATATAAAATTTCTATAAACAATTTAACATCTTCATTAGATACTACATTTGCAACGGACTTAGTAACTTCTGCATTAAGTAATACATTAGATACAAAATTATCAACATCATCTTTCAATTCTTATACTGCAAGTATTTCAACTGGAAGTTTAGTAACATCTA